TAAACCAAATCATTTTCTTTCTGGTATCTAGATCTAGTTTTCCTTTTGCTTCTAGATATATACTTGCATTACCTGTTTTAAAATCAGGAATGTAAGTCCTGGTAATAGCAGGTTGAACAAATTTATATTTAGAAGGTTCGTACTTAACAGATGGATAATGTTTTTTAAGAACACTCCATACCTTCTCTTCTAGTTTACTCTTGAATGTTGGCATTAAATCTTTCTTGATAGTCATCAATAGGAGTACGAAGAATCCATAATACTCTTGCATTCATTAAGAACTCTTCGTCATTTCCATAAGCAGTTCTTACTATGTCAAACATTTCTTTTTCAGTTTGACAGTTAGCTAAAAGTTTATCTGCTTTTTTAGTACCAATACCTTCAACACCTTTAATGTTATCAGAAGTATCTCCTTTCAAACATTGTTGATAGAAAAGTCTGAGACCTTCTAACTCTGTTTGGGTAACAAAGATATCAGGTCTAGACCATCCTTTCCCAGTAATTTCCCACGAGAAGTGATTACCAGGAACTTGCAATAAATCTTTGTCAAGTGAACATATTATAGAATCCTTAGTTTGGTTAATAGCTAGGGCATCGTCTGCTTCCAGTGTGTCTGGAGCAAACTCTGCGTTTAGTTTTTCTATACTATAGTCTTGTAGATCTTTGAGATGCCTTGGTTTAGGTTGTGTCCTATTTGCTTTATACTCTGGGTATATTTTCTTTCTAAAATTATTAGGACCAGTTAGAAAAGCTCTATAACTGGTAGCATTAGTTTTAGTTAAGATGTTGTCAAGCAGTTCATCAATACGATAAACTGCTATGGCAAACTCATCATGTTCAGCAGATGCTGCACACCTATAACAAAGTAAATCTTGATCTATAAGAGCTAACATCTAGTTATAAAAGAACATCATCTTCAAGATCAACAATAGCATCTACACCTTTTTTCTCTGCGAAGATGTATTCCTCAAATTGTCTAGCGACTCCAAGCACTCCCTCAACTGTAGGTTTACTATCTTTAAGGAGATCAATAGCAGAAGAGATTGAACTTTGACGAATAATATACACCTGTCTAGCAGCCCGTTCTTCCTTAGTTTCATAGTTACTCCCTGTTACTCTTGTTGAATTATTACTTGATGCTGCTGCTGGTTTATTATCTGCCACTGTAGCGTCTCCTCCTAAACCTGTCCATTGCCAATAACCATTAGCATCTTTCTCGGTTGTTACATTTACTTGCGTTCCCTTCTCCCAAGTTTGTGCTGCTTTAAATACTTGTGGATTAGAGAATGACATGAGCTTTTTAGATTGAGCTTGACCTTGATCATTCTTGTATGTTACTTCAAGAGACTGGTAAGTTCGACCATTCTTTGCTGCATGTGTATTTGGTGCTCCAACATCAATCACTGTTATTTGCATTTACTACCTCCATGTTACCCCAGTTAGGGCCTATTTGACATTCAACTCGCATTGGCAAATTGAATTCTTTACCAAATAACTTTTTAAAGTTAGCTGGTATATCATTGAAACATTTATCTACTAAATTTACTATACTAATATTATCCCATACTTTGGAATCAAAGTCAAGTATTATAGAATCGTGTACAGTATTAACAATTTTTACTCCTTCCTTTTCTAACAATCTATTTCTTAAACTAACTCTGGCAATAGCCATAAGGTCTGCACCGAGTCCTTGCACTGGATAGTTAAGGATCTTGGTGCGAGGCCATTCGGCTCTACCATATCTTATATCAGGTTCATAAGCATAGACTCTACCTGTAGGCATAACAAGTTTTCTATCACGTTTAGCAGCTTCCATAATTTTATCATGCCATTGTTTAAGACCTGAATACTTTTTATAAAACTCATCTATAACATTCTGCCAAAAGGTTTCATTACCAATGTCTCTAAAGTTAGGGTCATTAGCATATGAATAAGACGAACCTCCATAGATTAATCTAAATACAAAGGTCTTAGCAATAAGTCTTGAAGGTAATCCAAAGCGTTCTTGATTATCGGCATGTTGATCTACACTAGCCCATATCTCATCAAGAGCAGTCTTGTCTTGAGATAGGTAGGTTGCCCCTACCCACTCTAATTGTTTAGCGTCAGCTTGTAATAGCATTAAGGATACCTAGATGTAAATAGTTCTTTAATCATACCATCAAAGTTTTGTAAGTTGGGTTTACTAGAAGATAGTCTACCTGTTCTTGCAACACATTGATTTAGTTGTCCATAAATAATTCCTTTAGGCCAGTTCATTTCTTTAATAAGATTAAGTAAACCTCTGTAATATGTGGTTACTCTTTTCTCTAAAGTTGAACGGAATAAAAGAATCTCTCTTGCTTCTCTAGCTTTTAATGATCCTTTTAAAGATTTAAGTGTAGCTTCATCTGTAGAGTAGAAGCCTTCTTTCTGTAACTCAGAACCTTTAAGTGGATTAAATAATCTAGGGAACTCTACTTGATACTCTTCCCATCGTTCTTTAACTTGACCTGATCTACTACCCGTTTTAAAGACTCCGCAAGGAACTCTACGGCGGAGGCTAATAGTCCCACCGTATAAGAAAGCACTAAGATGATCATTGCTGCTAGGGTTAAAGCCAGGACAATTATGAAATTGAAACAGGAAGTTGTCAAGTCTATCAACCTCTTGTTCAGTTTGGTTAGCCAATTCATTACTCTTCTCCTCATTAAATAACAAACCATTAAATTCCATTTCTTGTAGACCAAGTAGATCTTGGTTATGTAAACTAATAAGTCTAGCTAGTAATGGATTTTGTTTTACTTCTTCTACTTGTTTTAAGTATACTTGTTCAGTTAACCTAAGGTCTTGCTCTAAGTATTCTTCAAGTATGTCTTTTGGTATTTCAGTTGTATCTATTTTGTTTTTCCAATACTCTGTGGAGACTACATCAAGTTTAGTTTCTAAACCATAGTGCTCACATACTTGGTTTAAACTTGGATAAGGAGTTTGTTGTCCTTGTAGAATAAAGTGCACTAACTGACAGTCCCAAATCTTGTTGGACTGGAAGTTAATGCCATATCTTTTTAACCAGTGTAAATCAAACTTAATGTTAAAGCCAACAAGAATAGTGTCATTGTTAATGACATCCTGTATAGTGTTAAGTTGTTCCCTGTATGGATTTCCACTAAATTCAATATCAAATAAACTAGAAACATTATTATTATGAATTCCGACATAGCAAAGTTTATTCCTTTCATCAAATGGATTGCCTTTATTACTGATGGTTGTTTCTACATCAATGACTAGGTAGTTCTGCATTCTATAAGTCCTCGTATCTTGCAATCTCAGGTTTAATTAATACTTGTGCACTACCATGTCTAAGTTCAGGTAGTGTATCAGAATCACCTAACAGTTTATTCTTAGTAATGTTAAGGTATCTAGTTCTACTAGTGTTATCTTGTTCTTTACCAATGCCAAGGATCCAGTCAGCTTCGCCTTGCTTAGCAGTCTTGCTGCCATCAACCATATCCATTGTTAACCATAACTTACCTTCTGCTTCACCACCAGCTTGAGATACTCCTATCACTGGTGCATATGTCTTAGCAATTTCACGAGCCCATTGATAGATAGCTTTTAGTTCAAGGTCATTACGATCACCTTTAAAACCTTTGATCTTATCTATCTGGTCAAAGATAATTAAAGCAGGATTAGATTCTTTTAGGATTGCTTCTATTCTAGAAGCTCTTGATGAATCTTCAAAGTCATATATCTTAATCCTATTTTGAACTAAGTCTTCAAATTGTTTCTGATACATATCAAGATTAGAAAAGAGCTTTTCGGTTGTTACCCCAAGTACTGCTTGGTAACAACGAATAGCGACTTTGTTTCCTTGTTCCTCGTTATTAAACCAAAGTACTTCTCCATCTGTTTGTTGAATCATTTTAGATATCTCACTAGCTAAGAAGGTAGTTTTACCTGTTTCTGGTCTAGCAAATATAAATCCAAAATCTCCTTGTCTTAAAGATCCTAAACTCTTATTGAGAAAGTTTAGTCTCCATCTAAGACCAGGTGTAGCTACCTGTGTTTCATGTAGTTTTCTTAAATCAAACTGAATAGCCTTTGCTTCAGTAGCTTCTACTTCTTGATGCTCAAAGTCATTGAACAAAGCAAGAAGAGATTCTATAGAAGCTTTACCATCTTCTACATCTAGTGCAGTTCTTGCTACTTCTCCAGCAAGACATCTTCTTCTGTGTTCTTCAAGAAGTCCTATTACTGCTTCTTTGTTAGACACTTCATTGTCTAAGATCCTATTAATTAATTCTGTTAATTCTTTTCTTTCAGAATCTTTTAATAAATAATTACTATTATAAACTAATTCTAATTCTTGTTTATTAATATTATTATTGTTATTGTATTTGTTATAGTAGTTATCTATAGTTATAAATAGTTTATATAAATTACTATAGTTAACTTTAATATAATTAATGTTAACATACTTGTAATACTTTGTAAAGATATATTTATCTTCACAAAACAACTTGATTATCTGTTCTTCAACCAATTAATGAGTTCTCCTTTTGTATATTCTTTTGGATCTTTAGGTGAGATAACTACCCTAGTATTAATACCCCTCTGTTTCAAGTTTCTAGATATCCTTATCGCTTCTTTAGCCTTATCCCTATCCAACCATACCACTATATCTTTAAATCGTTCTGAGAGCGATTGTGTAGTTTCTAAGGACATACTGCTGCCAAGTAGGGGTGTTGCACAATAGTCTGGTGAAAGTCTAGCAATTTTAATTGCAGACAAAACATCTTCCACACATACAATTGTATCACCATTACCATAGATTGTCAAAGGCTTATCACCTTTGGATAAGTACTTAACTTTCTGTTCACCAAAGCAACGGCCTTGCCAATACGTTTGCGTGTAAAGCAAAACCAAGATCTGACTATTTGCGTCCCACGCAATTTTATTGTGGACAATTTCATCATTACTAATACCATACTTTAACAACCACTGTTTAGGTTCTTGTGGAATATCCTCTGTTAAACTCAGGTTCCCTATACCCGCACTAGGTTCTTTAGGTTGTAGTCTTCTACGGATTGACTGTATGTCATTCTTTTGTTTGAAGTATTTACAACCAAAGCACCAAACATGGTCATCATACTCAGCAAGGTTGTCCCGTGAGCCACACTTGGGACAAGATGTATGTTGTATAAATTTACTAATGATAATCCTTAGGTAAGGTTAGGTGTTACACACATGACAGTTTTCATTCATTATGTTATAATACTTGTATAGAATGAAAATTCTATATTAACTTTTATAAAGGAAACTATTATGTGGACTAAACCAGCAGCAACAGAAATGCGTTTTGGCTTTGAAGTAACAATGTATGTAATGAATAAGTAATTATTCTACGTCATCCTCAAAGGTTTCTTCTTCAGTGCGTAGATCATCACGTTCTTTGACAGAAGTATCCTGTTGAATCTCATGGTAACAGGTGTTACATAAGTCTAAGTACTCACCTGTTATTGTAGATTTTCTAGTAGATTCAAAGTCATTTAAATTTTTATTACAAGCAACACAACGCATACAAGCTCCTTTTAAAGTTTAGAATAGTAATTGTATATTGCTTTTGCATACTTGTCAAGTGTTGAACCTTCAAGTCCAGGTGCAGTATTAACTTCAAAGACAAAGAACTTATTGTCAATAAGTCTATGCCCTATGTCAACTGCACCAAAGTCAAGTCCTAATAATTCTACTGCTTGAACAGCAATGGGGCATAGCATATCAGGTATTGCAACATCAGTTCTAGCGTATATCCAGCCACTAGAATGATTACGAATACCTGAAGAATGTCCAGTAAATCCCAATTTTCTTTTTTTCTTTTGAACATCTAAAACTTCTCCTTTAAAAACGTGAATACGATACTCATCTTTATGTTTACTATGTAATGTATATAATGGTGCAGATACAAGTTTATTACTATCATTACATATAATTATACCATTACCACTATGAGATGATAGTTTAGTACGACAATAAACTTTAAGTCCCAAGTCAAGCCAATGTTGGGCTTCACTAGGATTAGTAGTCCATTGTGGTACATTTGTAAAAGATTTACTACGATATTCTAAAAAAGTATTTAGTTTATTACTAGCTAATGCAATAGCATGAGGTTTGTTTAAGTCATCTTCTAGCCATTTGAAATGAGGTGGCTTAGAATTCCCCCAATTAACTATGATATCGGATCGCTTTGCGTTATAAGTATGACCGACTCGCAGTACTCGCAGAGCTCGTGCTAATCTTTTGGCAGACAAGCTGCCTAATTTATAGGGAAATATTTTAAGTGTCATTATTATTTCCTTTTAAGTAATGAAGGTGATGCATAGTTATGATATGCAGGTATACCTACAGGATCAATAGAGTCATCTTCAAACTCATCTACAAAAGATAGAGAATGATAAGGAACATTGTAAAGAAAGGAAGACTTACCGTTGTAATCATCATGCATTAGATCACATGTAAAGTCTTTGTTAACTGCAACAATTTCACATAACTCACCCGTTTCATATACTTTAAGAGTAGCAGGATCAGCTACATCTTCTAGTAATTCTACTAATGCACCTATTGCTATTACTTTAGGTTTAGGTAAAGATACAGTTCTGATTGTAGTTACATTCTTTTTCCAATCATACTTTGAATCTTTCCAGTCATATGTAGTTACTGGTGCAACATAAGGTTTGTAACTATCATTAGAATACCAGACTCCATCATCCCAAGTACCTTTGTGTTCATTCATAATTTTATGGTTGCCATGTCTATCAAGGAAGACAAGCTTACTATAACCTATACGACCTTCAATTAAGTCAATGATTGGATCTTGAAATAGAGCAAGGTTACCCCATTTACTTACCAAAGGTTGAAGAATGCTTTGATTAAATCCAATAGTGTCAGAATGATTAGCATCACCAAACCCACTAATAATACCATTGTGTACAAAGCCAATTGCATTATTAACTGCAAAGGGATGACAATTAGTTGTGTCAATTTTACCATGAGTTTTAATCCTAAAATGTATTACTGCTTGTTTGTTTTCATGTTTCTTAAATGCATCATAGAAAGATTGAAAACTAAAGAAACCTTTTTCAATATGTAACTTTTTATTTTCTGCTTACATAAATCCTGCACCATCTGGATTAGATGTATAACATT